TTCACCAATTTGCTCTTCAAATTCTAATGTCTCATACTTGCGGTAAGATGCGTTGAATTCACTTTTTGCTAATGTAGAACCTGTTACTTCGTAATCACTATAACCCGAAGTTGCACTATATACTTGTAAATCAACTTGAACATAGATTTTACCATCAGAATCACAAATATCATAATAGTTTTGTGTAGCATTAGTTGTTTTTGCACCATATTCTACAATACCTTTACCGTACTTTTGAGTTACGATGTTGATTGGTAATGAAGTACCTGTTGTAGCACCTAAGTGATTTAACAAGTTAGCGTCTGAAGTGAACACTTGTAATGAAGCCAAGAATTCTTCAGAATCCATTTCATTACCATCTGGTCCTTTCAATTTACCAGCTCCAGCTTGTGTGAAACCTGATAATTCTAAAATCACATAAGATTTAGTTGTACCAGTCACGATAGCTGATGTACTTGTAGTAACTTCACCGTTAGAGAAAGTTGCAAAACCGTTAACAGTTAATGATTGAACAGAGAAAGCTCCTTTTGAATAATCAAAAAGACCTTGATCTAAATCATCACTAGCTTCGTAGAAACGATCATATAAACTTCTCTTTCCAGCAGTATAACCTGAAGCTGCACTAGTTGGTAAACCTAAATCGTTGTTTACACCACCATAAGGAGAGTAGTGACCATTACCATCTCTTTCCTGAATTTTAGGAATGAAATAGAATAATTTACCGATTGGTAAGTTCATAGCTTGTACAGACACGATGTCATTAGCTAATAATTTAGAGAATACACGACGAATGATAGGGAAAACTACAGTCTCGAAAGAACCAGACGCATCAGCTACTGCTGCTTCGTTGATTAAGTAAGACGCTTGGTTTTCATATAATTGCGCGATGTTATCTTTTTGGTGACCGTCAAGACCTTCTAAAAAGCCTAATTCGTCCCATTTTTTGATGGTATCTTCTTTGATAACACGAAGGTGCTTAAGACCGATGTTACCTACCATACCTGATTCTAATAATGCTCCCATTTTTTGTATGTTTTTTGTTTTTTAATTTATTTTATTTTTCTCATCATTTCTTTAATTCTACTGAATTGTGGATTCTCATAAGCTTTTGACTCAGATAATACTTCTGCAGAAGAAGATGTTGATGGAGTGTTAGAGATTTTTTTCGCAACTGATTCGGTAACCGTAGTTTTTGAACCTAATTCAGTTTTGATTGTGTTGAATAAACCCTTAGATTCATTCATAGTAGAAACTGTATCAAATCTCTTTAATATGTTCAATTTCTCTTGTTTTGTAGTTGAGTGTTCAGTAAACAAACGTGTAGCGTAAGCTAAATTTGCATTGAAAACCGCAACTTCATTTAGTTTATCTTTGAATAATACTAACGCCTTTTTATATTCAGCATTTTGTTTTTTCAATGTTTCAACTTCTTCGTTGATGCCAGAACCCGCTTTGTACATTTTTTTAGATGGTAAACCAGCTCTATTCATACCGTTCTTGTTTCCATGAGGGTTTGATTTTGTACGTGCCGCTTCTGTAGCTTCAACTTTTTTAGGTTCTTCAACCTCGTCTTCTTCATCTAATTCGATTTCATAGATAGTTTCTTCTTCCTGGTCATCAGAAGACATTTCTTCTTCATTCCATTCTTCTTCAACTTCAGTGTCCATGTTTAGGTCTTCACCCATATCAGAACTAAAATCAGAATCAACATCAGATGATTCTTCACCATCTAATTTGATAATATATTCGTCTTCACCATCACCAAATTCAACGTTGTTTCCGTCTTTTTTAACTACAATACCATCTTCTGGTTTCATAGCTTTGAATACTTTAAGAACTTCATCATCTGAAGCACTTGTCATATCCATAACATCTTCATCGTCCATTGAACCTTCGTCATCCATTGATTCAGAATCGGTATCCATATCAGTGTCCATATCGGCACCCATATCGGTATCCATATCTGCATCCATGTCAACATCAGCATCAACATCAGTGTCAGTTTCGTCGTTATCAAGGTCTGTGTCCATATCAACATCTGCATCAACGTCTTCTTCAGATTCGTCATCTGTGTCTTCGTCGTCAGCTGTTACATCTTGTTCTACCTCTTCTTCAGGTTTAGCATCTTCTTCAGGTGCTTCTTCCTCTTCTTCCAATGATTCTTTTAGCAAATCTTTAAGTTCTTCCTTCATAGTTGAAGCAAGTATACCTTTTGCATTTTGCTTTACTGCTTCTTCAAGATTTTGCACTTGAAGTAACGCTTGTTCTAAAATTGATTTTTCGCTCATTGTGAA